GAAAATCAGGCTCTCAAGAGGACAATCAAGTCAATCCAAGGTAAAATGAAGGATGCCCCCGAGGAGTCAGCAGCGGGAGACATCCAAGTGTCTCATTTCTGGGAAGATGAGAATGAGATGGGGAAGATTTTGCAGGAGCTGGACTTGGACGACGATGACACAATTTGGTGAGAGTAGACTGTGCGAGAGAATGTCTGAGAAATTAAAGAAAACTTCCCAGTCTGCTGCTCACATTTAAACTGTACGTATTCATGGAGTCAACCACGGGTACAAGACGGTTTCTGGATGCTTATCTCAATTCCCCAATCATCAGAAATGATCGCGATAGGATTCTGTTCCAAATTCTTGCTCTAAGAGCAGGTGAGCCGATCACTGTGAAAGGACAAGGGGCTTACGTGACTCGAAAGCTGGCAAAACTAGAACCTGGATATGAGTTCTTGCCTTTAGAACCTGAAAATTACGCTTGGCTCACTCTGCGTCTGGACCATCTTGAGGATCGAGACCATTTGAGAAAGGCTGCAGAGTGTGCACTGAGATCTGCCAAACATGCTGACACAGGACTGCGAGACTGGGGGCTCATGCTTTCCAAGCCTCTGTCAACACATATCTCTGACATGGATCAAGAGAGAGCTGGTTACTGGTACAAGAGGATGTGTTTTTTTGAAGGATACATCAACAAAGTAAGCCGGTCTCGAGCATCTGGAGGAAGAGGGCTTGTTAAGTTTTCTGATGCTGGATTAGACTTGGAAGGGAATGAGTACATTGTTACTCTAACAGATCATGCAGACACGGTAATCTTTATCATGTCGTATCAGCAGTGTCTCATGCTCAAAGACATGTACTACGGGCGGATGAATGCTATTCTCGCTGCGGGGTGCTTGTACCCGGGACTCGAGGTCCCCAAGCTTCTTGAGGAGTGTTTCGCCTGGGCTCTTGAATGCCTTGAGATGTATGGAAATGTCGGATATGAGCTGGTAAAGTCCATTGAAGCTCTAGCTAAAAGCAACCTCACCCGCAAAGCAGGAGGCACTTTCGCTTATGATGGGCCTCATGAGAAGATGCTTGAAGAAGTTCGAAAGAAGGAAATGAAGCTCTCTGATAACAGCACATTTCAGACGGAGAAACTCGAAGAGATTCTGTTGAGATCCCGGTCCATTGAAGTTGATGTCGAGCTTTTTGGCCTGCAAAAGCTCCATGGCCATCCTCTAGTTGATCCGTATCAAGGAGGATACAAGGTCCGTGAGACAAGCCGTAAGAGAATCAAGTATCGACCGGGAAACATACAGCGACTCAGAAACAATTTCTGTAGAATGTATCTTGAAGGATATGTACGCAGGAAGGCAGCGTGGCCTCCTCTCAAAGCCGAACAAGGTGCTGAGCACACTAGGCTGTATCAGCTCATGTTGTTGAATGAGCTGAAGATCAATGTTGGGAGCTACCCTCTGGAAGATTGGAATTACTTCAAATTCCAGAAGCACCACGAGTTCGACTACTACTCTAACTTTCTGGATCTCATGGATGACAAGTCGATCTCCTATTATCGGGATCAGTTCATGGCTACTTGGGATCAGAGCATCAGACCTCGAAGCAACAAGAGACTGCTAATTGAGATGCTCTCTCGCCCTGAAATCACCATCAAGGAGATTGTTGAACGAGTAAGGCAGGGGAAGATTCCTTTCAGTTGGATGATTGTGTCCCTCTACCCAAAGGAGCGTGAATTCAAACTGGAGCCTCGTATGTTTGGTATGATGGTGTTTGAAATGCGTGCATTCTTTACGTGTACGGAGGCAAATATTGCTGACAACATATTTCCAAACTTACCTCCTCAGACCATGACACTCAGTAAGATCGAGATCCAAGAGATGTTCCAGGAAGTCACTGCTGATCATGATCGATCAGGAGGAGTACGGCTCTATGAAGAATTTGATCTGTCTGGATGGAACGGGCACTTCCATGATGAGTTGGTGGATCCGATTGCTCTTGACCTAGAAGATATGTTCGGGCTACCCGGCGTATTCTCAGTCATACACCACTTCTTCAAAACTAGTGTGATGACAGTAAGAGTCAAAGAATGTCCCCCTGAGAACGGATATCTTGCCCAAGAAGAGGGAGC